GCTGCGTGCCACCCCCGTAAACAAATGATTAGTATTATTAGGCTATCCAGTGGGCCTTTGCCTGGAAGACCGCCCTAAGTCGAATCGTTGCAAACATGTCAAACCCCATGCGCGCCCCCCGTACAGAGTCTGTATTGCTTGCCGCTGCGCCTTCGTCGTACTTCACACCCGGTGAGAAGTTCATGGAGCGCGCGGAGAAAGGGAAGAGTATTCAGTGGCAGGTGGAGCAGTTGCAGGGGTTGGATATGGAGATGTCGAAGTCGTTTGCGATCCCCCGCGAGCTGACCGTCGATCCGATGGTGCACCAACGTATGAAGCCCACTTACGCTACGGCTAAAGCGGGAAAGATTTCGCTGCGTGTTCGATCCGGAGAGGCGTACTCGATACTCTCGCCGATATACGCCGCGTTACCGGCGGAGACGTTCGCCGGGCAGGGACTGGTAAAGGAGCGGATTGAGAATCGCTTCTACGTCGATGGGGGGGCTGAGCACGCGCTGGGGCGTGTGCGGAAGGCCTATCCGAAGCAGGGGGCGGTTGTGCCGAACCCTGTGACGGAGGCGGAGGCTAGGTACGCATTGGACAACACGGGCATCCGCATTGACCATTTGCCGCGCCACGCCCTCGCCCCTTACCCGCTGGCGGCGCGGGAGGACGCGCCGCAGGCGGTCTCCGTAAACGAGAAATCGGAGAATGGTTTTCCGGTACTCGGAAAATGGAGCGACGCGCTGGCCCGGACGAAGGTCCTGGGGCTGGCGGTGAGCGTGCGGCAGGGGATCACCTCGGCCGTACGTCGCGGTCCGCGCGGAGTGAAGGAGTGGAAAGAGGACTTGGAGGCCAGTCAGCCGTGGCTGGTCGCGCTGAAGGGGAAGGCGAAGGCGGATTACTACCCCCGTGAGAAGGTGGAGGACGGTTTCTTGCGCTTCTACAACGTGATGCCTCGGCAGATCATGTTGAACATGCAGGTGGCGACGCAGCCCCTGGAGGCGCTGAGCCGGACCATTCTCGAGGGATCGGCCACAGGGATAGGATTGTCGCTGGTGAGGGGAAACGCCGGCCGCCTGGTGGAGGAGTTGGAGCGCAGGGTGAAGGAGCGAGGAAACGCGTACGTGCACGTCGGCGACGACTCGTGGGTCATCCACGAGGAGAGGGGCGTGTACTACATGTATGCCTTGGACGGCTCCAATTTTGACCTGACGCAGCACAGCGACACCACACGAGCGGTGCACGAAGCCGTGCGAGGGCAGCTCATGGTTATTGACGCTGCCGCGGCGGACCTGTGGTACGAGTACGCGAGGGAGCGTTTGGTGGTGGTGTCGGGGACGCTGGCGCGGCCCGACCTCCTGAACAAGCTTGTGGCCATGTTGCACATCCTCCTCTGCGCTGTGTTCCGCCGTGGCAAAGCTGAGCATCAGGTGCCAAAGGAGGAACGTGAAAAGGGAGGATTGGAACCTGCAGAAGCCAAGTCGGT